GATTCCACTACATACATTACATCTAATGTTGGTATTGGTAAAACGAGTCCAAACACTGTTACTAACTATAAAACATTACACATAAACGGGACTGTTGGCAGTCTAATAGATATGGGAGCAAGCAATCTAGAATCTAGAATAGTGGCTGATACAAATGGACTAGGATTTCAAGTAACACCGGGATCTCACACTTATCAAAATATTAGATGGAAAGCAGGTCAAATTAATGGTGCAACAGATAGTCATATGCTTCTAGATTCAAACGGTAACGTTGGTATTGGTCACACTGATCCTAGCTATGCAAAACTTCATGTTAGAAATGATACTGCTGGCGGTAATGATAACTTTATACTAATGCTACAAAATACAACTACAGTTGCTGATTCTCGCTCTGGAATTATGTTCTCAACAAATAGTGGACAAGGTGCTGGTAGAGATGGAGCAGCCATTCAAGCATCAAATAACGGAGTTGATGGTAGAGCTCATATTACTTTTGGTAATGTAATAAACAATACGTATGAAGAAAAAGTTAGATTTACAACTGATGGTAACGTCAGTATTGGCGCTGGCGGCGCACCATCAGAAAGATTGCAGATTGGCGGTAACATTAGAGCAGGTAATACTGGCTCAACAACCTCATTTGACGGTGGCGGGAACGATAGATACATTGGGGTATCATCACTTAGTGGTGGTGACGCAATGTTTATTGCCCACGCTTCTGGTTATGGTGTAGGATATTTTGGATATGAACCAACCGATGATAAATTGATTATTGCTTGTGATAATGGTGGCGGTAATAATAAAATTGATTTTAGTCTTAATGCAGGTACAAATGCAAATGGAGCAACCGATAACTTAACAGGTGTGCATGGAGATCCTGAGTTGAGGATTAGCAGTAACGCACACATGGTTCATGTTAGAGGTGATACTGCTGACACAGGAACTAGTGGTGGTTCTAAGGGACTTTCAATTTATACTGGAGGTGGGACTAGTTGTCCAATCTATTTTGGATCTGAAAGTAACTCTGCTCAAAAATCTATGTATATGACTGGCTACTGGATTTACTTACGAGGACACCAGAATGAAGGTATTAGATTTGTATTCAGTCAAGGTGCAGGGAGTGCTCCAAGAAGTGATCAATATCAATTCAAATACAATTCAGCAACTAGACCAACAGGCAACACAACCTGGGACGGATTCTCAGATTCAAGAGCCAAAGAAAATGTACAAACACTGACCAATGCACTGGATACTATCAGTCAACTAAATCCTGTAACATTTGACTGGACCAATGACTATGCTGACAGTATGAACATGTTTGAAATGGATAAGACAGATCCAAAAAGCTATAACTGGACTAGTGTAAAAGAAAATGGGTATGACCTTGATAGAAAAACAGCTCAGGTTGGATTTATTGCACAAGAATTTGAAACAGTGTTCCCAAAAAGCATCACAGAGCAAGAATTAGAACTAGGTGATACAACAATTGAAGACTTCAAAACTGTTAATTATGACCATCTTATTCCAACATTAACAAAAGCAATACAAGAACTTAAAGCAGAGAATGATTCTCTAAGAGCAAGGTTAGATGCAGCAGGGATAGAATAATATGGCAACTAGAGCAAAAGAACTTAGTGACTTAGGAAATTCAGGACATTTAAATGTTCATGATGACGGAACTGTAACACTAGAAGGTGGTAACGTTGGGATTGGAGTTATAGATCCAGACAGTGCGCTTGAGGTTCAATCGGCTTCGAGCGGCAATAACTCATTGCATATCGCCAATACAAGTTCTACTGGATACGGCGCAAAATTTCTAGGCGGTGGTAACACTGCTACACGATACATTGCAGATTTTCGTAATTACTCTGGTGTGTCAAAAGTTAAGATTGACGGTGATGGCAACGTTGGTATTGGTACGACGACAATTACAACATCTACATTAGGAACTAATAATAGATTTTTAGAAGTTTCGGCAGGAACAAACAATGGTTCTGGTACTTTAGTTTTATCAAGAAATACAAGTGCGGATAACACAGAAATTGGTGGTATTCGTTTTGTAAATCAAAACAATGCAGACGATACAAATTTAGATGCAGACGGAAAATTTGTTGCAGCTATCTCAGTAAGAAGTAAAACTAGTGACAGTAATGCTTCTGATGATAGTGGTGCTGATATGATCTTTTACACAAAGCCTGAAGCAGGTAATTACACAGAGCGTTTGCGCCTCCAATCTGGTGGCAACGTTGGTATCGGAGACTCTACTCCTACAGAAGGAAAGTTAGTTGTAAGAGGTGATGCAAATACAAATGGATTATTTGTAGGTGGAAATTCTACAACTGGTCAAAGCTATGGTGCATTAATTAATGCTGGTACCAACTCAAGTGATGCAAACTTTAGATTGTACGATCAATCCGGATCAACACCTTATCTTTTTGTTCGTGGCGATGGCAACGTTAGTATTAATACAGCTACCCCTGATATATTTAATTTTAGAATAGCAACAGATAGTATACTTTCCGGATCAGACTATTCTTGGCCTTTTGATATTACAAGGGCTGGTCAAACTAACAGTAGAGGGTTTTCTATTGGTCAACAAACAGGTAGCGGAGTAACGGCTCTTGGAAATCATAATGGCGATATGGCATTAGGTCATACATTTGGCTCTGATTCAAATAGCCAACCTATATTTTATGAAACAATGCGAATTAAACATATTGATCAAGATGTTGGTAGAGTAGGTATAGGAATCACTTCGCCTACGGTAAAACTAGATGTTAGATCATCCGAAGATCCATCTGATGGCACAATAGTTTTTTTGAGAAATGAAGTCGCCTCTGGAAATGGTGCATTTATACGCTACGATGTTAATAATGTCGGTGACTGGGCGATTGGTATTCCAGATAATCGTAATGCTTTCACTATTTGGAAAGATTCGGGTAATACTGGAACTGAATATTTTACGATTACTGCTGACGGCGGTGTTGGTATTGGTACAGATACAGTCGCAAATGCAAAGCTAGAAATTTCTGGTGGTGGTATTGATATTCAGGACTCTGGTTATCCGAGAGTGCGATTTTATGTGGGTAGTACATTCAAGGGTGGTGTTGAAGCTGTACAAAATGTAGGTTCTATGATTAGCACATCTGTTGTTAATGATTTAGCAATACGTAGTCAATCTAATATGTTGTTTGCAGCTGGTGGAAATACTGAGCATATGCGCATCAACTCCAGCGGTAACATTGGTATTGGTACAACTAACCCTTCTCATATATTAGAAGTAAGTGGAACGGCAGCTGATGGAACAGAATTACTTCATATAAGATCTGATGGTGATGTTGCAAATGGTGGTTATCATTGGATGTCTACTGAAATAGCAGGTTCACAATCTACCAATGCTAATATTATACATTTTATAGGTAGAGAGCTTGCTAGTAAAAACGGAGGTTACTTTGGGTTCCATTATGCAGGAGATCATTCTGACGATAACTTCATAACACTTGGCGGGTATGCAGCTGATCAGCTACTGAACATTAAGATGAACGGTAACGTTGGTATTGGCACCACTAGTCCTGACTATACACTTGTTGTTGGTAATAATTCAACATATCATACTCTTAAAGTTCAAGGCATTAATGCTAATTTAGGTGCGACTGTAAAATTTAAACATCATGGCGGCGGCGGCCGCACTGGTATTGATCCTGAATGGAATATATCTAGAGGATCAAATCAAACAAGTTTTAATACTGGTGTTACTTCTGGAAACGCATTAGTTGGGGGATTAGCGTTTTGGAATAATACAATTGGTGGTAGTAATGTTGATGCAATGCGTTTGAAAGATAACGGTGATGCTATATTTGGATACAACGTTGGTATTGGCATTACTAATCCATCAGCCAAATTACATACTACAGAGACTACCAGTAATACAATTTCCGCGGCAACTGCAGGTGTAAAGTTTGATGGTTCTGGTAATGATGGTTTAGCATTCGGTAATATGGCATCTAGTCCATATGCAAGTTGGATACAAGCTGGGTATTTAGCAGATGGTTATAGTCCAGCATTCAATAATGGTTATCCTATTGCGTTAAATCCAGTTGGAGGTAATGTTGGTATTGGTATAACAAATCCAACTGAAAAACTTCACGTAGCAGGAGTTATAAGATCTGAGGGATATGATACAGATTCTATTACTAGTTATAACATAACAGGAAGTTATACAGCTGGTACTGAATATGTTTTTACAACAAGGACTGCCATCAACAACCTGGGATACGGCAATGGGTTTTACAAGTTCCTTGTATGGTCAGACACTTTTCATGCAGGAACTAGCCATTATCAGTGCTATACACCATACGATGAATTTTATTTTAATAATTATGGCTCTAATGCTAGTGGAGTACAAACTATAAACTACGGTGTAAGTATGGGTCACGCTCCAAACACTTTTACTAGAGCAATAGATATTAAACTACGGCATAAGTACGGCGCTGATGCAACCTATCCCGCAAATCAAACATTTACCTTTGTTCCGGTAAATGGATTTACTAATTTAAATGGGAACGCTGGATATCATCTAAGAATATATTTATTTAAGGTAGGATAAAATGGAATTATATGTAGTATATGAAAAAACAACCGGAAATTTAATAGGCTTGTTAGATGCAAGTGTAGAAAATATTAGAACAGATCATTCTAATAGAATACTAGAAAAAGATGGTATTAGCTCAAACACTATAACTATTGAGAGTGCTGACACAGTGGTAATGCCATGGATGATATCAATGACTGGTGAAGTTGCATCTTATGACCCCGATGCAGTACCAGAAGAAGAACCTGAATTAGAAGCAGCTACTGTCTCTTAAAAAAATATTTGCACTTTATAAAAAACTAATATCCAGAATGAAAAATAGTTAAAAACTATCTAGCCAATTTGGTAAGTCCAACTTGTCTTTTTGTCTGTTGTATATTGTTGTAATTTTTTCAACCATCTCTGGTCTTTGTAGTACAACTCTTGCACCTCTGTGCAAAGGCTTGGGCCAACAGTCTATACTAACCCACGCATAACCTGCACTCTCATGATTACACTGCGGAATAAATTCTTCAAACACTGTGGTGCAAAATGTGTGATATGTAAACTTGCCATCGTCACTCAAAAACGTGTGCAGAGGATATACTTTTTCAATATCAGGTAATGGACCTAATTCTTCTTTGCATTCTCGCAACAGTGTTTCTATTGGGCGTTCGTTGTTTTCACTTTTGCCGCCCCAAAAACTCCAGGTGAGTGGATGACTTGTTTTTTTACTTCTTTGTTGTAGCATGATTCTGCCTGTATCCAAGGCTAGAAAACAGCATCCGCTTGCTTGTATCATTATAGGTATATGCGCCAAAATCCAGGATTGTATGTGCCTTCAAATGTGTTGACCCATTTGCTTCCTGTCCATTTTAAACTGTCTTGTGTTGTTGTGTTTGTGATGTACTGTACATCAGTAGTAGAACTTGCATCAAATACAATGTCCCAACTTGATCCGTTGTACTGTATAATGTCATTTTCTTTACCAGCACTACCGCCCCATCCTATTCCAAATGCAATATCTTTGGTAAGTAGATATCTGTCTCCAGTAGCGGCAGCAGTTAGTGTTCCATCACCAGGTGAATTAATTTGTGGATCGATTACTGCGTCTACTACACCTTGTGTGTTGCTGGGCACAGTGCTAGAATCTAATATAATATCTAATAGGTTTGCATTGGTGGTGTTTATTTTTATATTCCCAACAATATCGTTTGTAGTATCTGCAGGATCTGCTGTTTGTTTTAGTCTCAGTTGACTTACATCATCTCTGACTACACCAAACGGTTTGAGTACATTTGCCCAGTTGAGTACAACAGAGTTATCATCTAAATTACTACCATTTTGATTAAGCAGTTGTGCAGTAGCATTGCCACTATTGTCAATGTTAAACTTCATTTTGTACTGTTCTAGTGTAACAATTTTATAGCTGGTGAATAGAGGAGTATAGTTTTCTCCTGCACGTAGACTTTCTAATCCTTCGTCTGTTACATCTTCAATGTTGTCAATGATAGTGTGTATCACTGTGTTTTTAACAACTTTAGCAGGAGGATTAATTAATACAGGCAGTGTAAATGTCATAGTACTAATATCAATAATATCGTCAATGCCGCTAGGTATTGCTCTCATACTCCATGTGGTAGCAATTAGTTCTACGTAGCTGAGTGTACTCCAGTCCATTGCATTGTTGTTGGTGTGAATATTAAGTGTTGGATTGAATAATACTAGTATTTGTTCTAACAGTTGTAGTTTTTGTTCTGTGTTACTGGTCCACATGTCAACTTGCATAGTAAGTTGATAAGGCACAGGTTGATGTCTTTTAATACTGTATTGTTGTCCAACTTCGTTTTCGTAACTGTTTGTTTCTTCGTTATACTTTTTTTCATAAACTGGTACAGTTTCTTCGTATTGAGGAAATGTTCTCATGTTTGGGGCTGGCTCTAGTCCTGTTACATGACAACTAATAAACGGAGTTGTCTGCAACATGTTCTCTGAATTTTCTCTTACAATGTGTGCAGCCATTCTGCTTACATCACCGTAACGTACTGGTACAGTTTGATATACAATTTCACCTTCTTCGTTTACATGCATGGCTACTTGAAAGCCTGCAAAGATACGAATAAACTGCTGAATGTATTTGCGCAGTTGTTTGTCGTAGAAGTAAGGTACCGCTGTTATTTTTGAACTCTCATATGCCATAATTTTATACGTCAGTTGCTCCAGAAAAACTGTCTAATGTTTTCAAATATTCATAACATATTTCTATTAAATTTCCAGTACCTGTTATCGTTGGTAGTTCTGCATGATATTGTTGATAAAATATCGGATGCAAGTTATTTTGTCTAGCTGTCGCTGATCCGTAGCCTTCAACGGATATACTTACAAAATTATCAGATACAGATAATCCTGCAATTTTTAAATAAGCTTCGGGAGCCGCCATCCCGACTTGTGTTGCTTCTGCGGCTAATTCTTTTTGTAGTGCCATTATGCATACCTATTCATGTGTAATTTAATCCACGCTGTCCAGTGGATATTAGTTGATGCAACTCCGGTTACATCTAATATGAGACGTCGAGTTGTAATTGTTGTATCGACATCTGTTGAGTTAAGAGCAGACCCTTCACTGTGTATTACAGTTTTTGTAGTCGTTCCTGCTTGCGTTACTGCACCGTCGCTTGCAATCCTCCAAGCAGCAGATAAATCCCATACTCTTAATAAATTGTTTGTACTATCATTTGCTATAACTTTAGCGGTCATATATGCAAAGTTTTGTGTGTAAAAATATAGACCGTCTGGAACAAGTTCTAAAAAGTGTGCTTCACTACTGCTTTGGTTAAGTCCTTCTGAGGATATTGTGGCAGTAGTTGCATCTGTTGTTCTGCCCCAATACTCACAATATGCTGTCTGTAATGGTTGTACATTGCCGCCTCTAGCAAAAGCATGACTAGTAACAGAGCGTCCTCTACTTACACTAAACCCTCTAGTTCCGCATTTACTTCCTTCTCCTATTACTACACCATACTGACCTGTAGGCGCACCACCCCCGCCGCCAAGCAAGTTTATACTATAGTTAGAAGAAGCATTTGAGTCATAACCTACAGCCATTGATCTAGTCCCGTTTGCATAGCTATTTTTTCCTATAGCAATTGCTTCTGTTCCGCTTGCTCTCATGCGATTACCTAGTAGTATAGATTCTGTACCTGACGCTACTTGGTTTGCATTCGTTCTATATATTCCTAAATCAACGGCACTAGCACCTCTAACATTTCCACCTGTAGTTCCGCTGTCTGGAATTCCCAACATAAATGCACCAGTTCCTTTAGGAACAATAGCTGCACCTGCGTTTGTACTACTACTGTTTACACTTAAACTGGCTACATTTGTTGTGTCGTTTGGACTTGAAGTATTGTCTGCTGACGCAAAACCAGTTACGCCGCCGCCACCTCCGCCTACAGCACTGCCGTCTAGTAATAAATTTGTTCCGTCGGAGCTAAGGGTTATTGCTCCGCCAGATCCTGTGTTGTCTAAATTAATTGATCCCATTAGTAAATAACCTCCGTTGTGTTGACAGTAGCTACCCACCGAATAGAGTGCGATGCTTCTCCTGTTACTGTAATCGCCACAGCACCGTTTGTTGTGTCTGCCGAGAGAGCAATACTCCAGTTAGTTGCTCCTGCGCTTTCACTAATCCTATTGATGTTATAAGAACCAAGGGCTGTTGTAGAAGCACTTCCTGCTCTTACTGCACCACCTTTGATTTCCCATACAGCAAAGTCATTTGTGCTTGAGCTATTTTCACGAGCAATTACTGTACCTGTAAAGCCGTAAACTGAGTTGTTAGGTAGGACGACTTGGTTGCTTGAACTAGGGGTTGTCCATTCATAATCGGTTACAAGTTTTGTTGCAGTTGCATCTGTAGTAGAGTTAGCTAAAACATAGTTACCTGCCTGTGTAGCACCATCCGAATTTGTTAGAGGATAAGATGACCACGCAACTTTACCTCTTACATTTGCATGTGCAAAAGCTCCTATAGCTACTGATTGGTTTTGTTGTGCGTAACCACCTGCCATAGCAATAGAAGAAAGACCTGCTGCGGTACTATCTCTGTTTGCTAAACCATTGTAACCAGCAACAGCAAAAGCTGAAGTACCTGTTGCCCTAGCTTGAACAGATGTTCCAAAGTAACCGCCTAAGGCAACGGCACCAGAGCCAGTAGCATAAGCAGAGCTACCAATCGCTACCGTTTCTCGAGCAGTTGCTTCTGCATTAAAGCCTATAGCAACTGAACCGTTTGTAGCACCTGTTGAACTACAATTTTTTCCTATAGCAACAGTGCCTTCGCCGGTGGCTTTTGAAGTTTGCCCTATCGCAATAGAGTTAGAACCGGTAGCGCCGTAACTAGAACTGCTATTTGTAATTTGAGCGGCAAAAGATCTAGAACCAGAAGCTAGTCCACTGCCTAATGCTACTGCACCATTACCTGTTGCGTTTACAGTAGCACTAGCGCCATTGTATGAACCAATGGCGACAGAACCTGTAGCAGATGCTGTGCCTAACTGTCCAATACAAACTGCATCATTTCCACTTGCATTGTTGGCATTACCTATCGCAATACTTCCAACACCTACATCGCCACCCTGCAAGCCTCCTGCTAGTCTGTCCTCACGAACAACAATAGAACCTGTTAACATTGTAGATTGGTAAGCGTTCAGTTGACCATCGCTGTCGCCACCTGCAGGGCTTCTTGCTAACCTAATTCGATTGCCGCCGTACATTGTAGCATTGCCGCTTCTGTTGATAGAAGCACCACTATTGTTTGTAGTTATGTCTATTGTTACTTTGCCGTGATTAAAAGTGTTTGTGTTTAGCGTTTCAATATCAACAAACCAATCAGCATCCAAACCGCTCAATGCAGGAATAGTAATTGTAATTCCTGACGTTTCAGTTTGGATTAGCTTGCCCTTGTCGCTGTTTGATAAAGTTGTGTTGGATGTAATTGTTGTAATGCTTTGACCGCTGCTACCGCCGCCACCGCTAGGAGTAGCAAACGTAACAGCACCAGACCCATCTGTGGTTAGTACTTGTCCATTTGTGCCGTCTGCTGTTGGCAATGTATAAGCATTGTTTACACTTACTGTGCCAGTTGTCTTAATACCTGTAGAAGTCGTTTCAAACTTCTTAGCACCATTGTAGTAAAGATTTACTGCACCAACAGTATCAAAATATGCACTTGTTGTACTGTCTGCAACATTCTTAATATAGTAAGCATTAGATAGTGTTTTTAGTGTGCCTGTTCCACCGTCTTTAATAATACTTTCTGTGCCACTGTGATAGATTTTAAGATCATCACTGTTACCAAAACGTGCTTCTGTACCATCTTTAAAATGCCAATGCCCTAACGCCATCCAATCAGTGTCATAGCTTGTACCATTAAAGGTAATATCAGCGCCGCCACTAGGAGTAAAAGTTAGCTTGCTAGAATAATCAATATGGTTGTCTGTAGCATCATGATAAATTTCTAAATCATTACCCGCACCAAACCTAGCTTTTGCATTATCACTAAAAGTAATATTATTGCCATTGGTGTCAAGAGCGCCACCTAGTTGAGGGGTGGTATCGTCAACTAAATCTGATATACCTCCGCCACCACCACTAACAGTACCAAACTCTAGTGCAGTTGCACCACTGTTCATTCTTAGTACTTGTCCGGCTGTGCCTTTAGTACTCGGCGCTTGATATGAACCGTCACCGCCTAAATGAGTAAAATTTGCATCTAATTCTGTATTAGTTAATGCTGAACCTTTTCCGCTACGAGTTGTAATTGTCATTTGTTTTTCCTAGTCTGCGTTACATATATTTATGTATTATCGCTTTAGGTTTAATAACTAGTTGTAGTGCGCTTATTCACCCACGCCTACGTGTTCTCACACGAGGATACATCAATCCGTTTGTAGGACGAGTGTTTACGTCTTTGTTGTATGTGTTGAACGCCATATTACCTGATGTTTGTCTGTGATTTTTCCACAGAACAATCCTGTCAATGTCAGAACCATCAAGGCTGACCTTTGTGTCGGTATTCACTAATACAGCATTTTGTTTTGGTGCTGAACTCTTATATGGGTGACTCACAGGTAAACTGCCTGTTTGAGCCCACTTGTGAGCAAGGTATCCTTCTATGCGTTCTACGTGGCTGACATCTGTGCCACCTGTGCCTGGCAATCCAGCAAAAGTAAGGAACTCTGCCATTCGACCTTGCATTCGTTCGTTGGCTCTATTGCGGAAGAATCGCAAATCCAAGTTGGTGTTTAGTGCGTTATCATAGTCATTCACAGGTGTGAAAGCGTTGGTTCCGTTTACCCTTACAGCAATCTGGTTGCCTGACTTGTTGAATATGGCACATATGATAACCCAAGTGTTTTGTGCTATACCTGAATCAAAGTCCTGTTTGTTTCCTATAGTGCTGGATATTCTGTTTGGATCGCTCAATGAGTCTAAGTCCAACTCACCA